GTATCCACAGTTGGTGAGGCTACCGCTGAGTTTACAACTGCATTTACAAACATGTTTGGAGTTAATGCTCCTAAGGAGTTGATAAAGCAATTTACTAATGAACTTCAAGCCCTTCAAATGTCACGCTCAACAAAGCGTTACGGTACAACTGAAAACATCCCTTACCAGGGCGTGTCTCCTCAAGAGCGTTTAAATGTTCTAAATAAGTATTTAACTGCACACGCTAAGAATATGACTGCTGCTGCTAGCGCAGGAGATGCAAAGGCAATGTCAGCGCTTCAACGTGGAAACTTTGGAATTACTTATACCACATTAAAGAATGCTTATGCAGACAATGGTATACCATTCAATATTGACTCTCTCAATAAATTGACTATTGAATCAGCAATTACACCAGACAGACTTAAGGCTAATCTTAATCTAATTAACCTACAGGCTAAAACATACTTCCCTGCATTGGCAGATAAGATTGATAAAGGATTTACTGTTAAGCAATTACTAAGTCCGTATCTTCAGACTCGTGCAAACATACTTGAAGAAGATGCAGATGCAATTGACCTAAAAGAATTACAGGGTGTAGCAAAAGACCCTAAAGGTCTAATGGGATTATACGATTATGAGATATCTTTACGTAAAGACCCTAAATGGAGATTTACTAAAAACGCACAAGATTCTTTAGGCTCACTGGCTAGAGATTTAACTAAGATGTTTGGATTGGCAGGCTAATGGCTGACGAACGTGATAAATTTAGAGCAATGAGGGGATTACCTCCGGTAGTTGCTAGCGGCACACCATTTGGTCAGGCTGGTAGTGCACCTGCTGCTCCAGCACGTAGTGCTGCTAGAGAAAAAGAAGCATTAAGTGTAGTTTCACAAGAATATATTAATTCTAGAGGTGGTATCAACGCCCAAGGATACTACAATGATGTTCCAGTATCGCAACAATTAACTGCTGCTGAACAAGCACAGGTAAGACTTCCTGATGGAACTACTGACACTGTTGCAATGGCTCGCATCCTGCAACAAAAAGAAATTTCTGAACTTGTTAAACAAGGAGTTTCTGAATCAGAAGCAACCTCAAGAGTTTCATCTCGATATGGTACACTTGGTATTGGTGGTCCTTCAACTGGTAGTTCAAGTACTTTAGGTACTACACCAACTTCAGCATTAGATTCAAAAAAAGTAGATGCCATTGCAGCAATATCCGCACTGCTTTCTTCTTATGGCATAGGAGATTTAAGCGGACCAATAACTGAAGCAGTTCAGAAAGGTTACACTAGCGATACTATTCAGTTGATTATGCAAGACCCTAATAGCAAAGACCCATTAGCGGTTGCATTCCAAACAAGATTTTCTGCAAATAAAGCACGTTTTAGTGCAGGTAAGCCAGTACTGAGTGCAGCAGAGTATCTCGCTGCAGAACGTAGTTATACACAAGTTTTACAATCATATGGAGTATCTTCATTAGCAACAAAAGATAAATTGAGTTCATTTATTGCCAATGATATATCTGCAGCCGAAGTTGCTGACAGAGTTGGATTAGCAATTGATAGAGTAAAGAATGCTGACCCATTTACAAAGGCTGCTTTAGCAGAGTATTATCCTTCTCTTAGCCAAGCAGACATAGTTGGCGCAGTATTAGACCCTACTGAAGGTTTACCAGCATTAAAGCGTAAAGTTCAGATTGCTGAAATTGGTGGTGCTGCTGCAGTTCAAGGACTTAAAACAGGACTTACTGCAACACTAGAAACTTCAAAAGAATATTCAAATGTAATGACTGGTGGATTAGGTGCTGAAGCACTTGCCACATTTGGTATTACCCAAGAAGAAGCACGTAAAGGTTATCAGACAGTAGCAGGTATTGCACCTCGTGCAGAGTTCTTATCAAGTATTTCTGTTGGAGAAGATTATACAAGACTTCAAGCAGAACAAGAAGCATTTCTTGGTTTAGCATCTGCTAAAAGAGCAAGAGAAAACTTAGTAGCACAAGAAGAGGGTAGATTCAGAGGACAATCTGGATTAACAAAATCTAGCCTTACTGATGCTGGCAAAGGCCAGTACTAAATAGAATCCTATGTGAATCCATCGGCCTCACATAGTGTAAAAGACCGATAGCAAGAGCCAACCAATTTCCCCGAATTGACTTGAGGCTTGCGACTAACAACGAATAGAAGGGTGGGTTGCTATGAGCAACAACTACTGGGATGAAGACGAAGACGACCTAGATACTACTAATGAGTACGCAGGTGATGGAAGTGACTTACTTAAAAAGTTACGGAAAGCAAAACGTGCTGATGAGAAACGTATCAAAGAACTTACTGAGCAACTTGAGGGATTATCCAAGGTGCAGCGTGAGCGTACAGTCAAAGAAGTCCTAGAAAAGAAGGGTGTCAACCTTAAAGCAGCAAGACTAGTTCTTAAGGATTTAGAAGAGGTTAACGAAGAGACAGTTTCTAACTGGCTCGATGATAACGCTGATTTATTCGGAATTACAACAGCCGCTACTGAGGAGCCTAAAGTAAGTGAGATAGATAAAGCAGCCTTAAGGCAGCAAGATATTCTCACCCAAAATGCTATGACCCCAGATAGAGCAGAAGACTTAAATCTTCGCATTGATAATGCAGATTCAATGGATGCATTATTGGATGTACTTCGCTCACAACAATAATTCCGTTCATAGTCACTTGGAGGTGACAAATGGCTAATGCCTACGTATCAACAGGTTCTGCTTCATTAGGTGGAACCGCTGGTGCTGCTGGTTTAGTACAGAAGGCGTATGATCGTCTTCTAGAGTTTGCTCTCCGTTCTGAACCACTAATTCGTTCAGTCGCAGACAAGCGTCCAGCACGTCAAGCAATTCCAGGATCAACCGTTGTTCTACAACGCTACGTTGATCTATCTGCTGCAACTACAGCCCTCACAGAGGATACTGATCCAGATGCAGTAGCAATGTCAACACCAACCTCAGTAACCATTACTCTTGCAGAGTACGGTAACTCAGTGTTGGTAACTCGTGCGTTGGAACTATTCAGCCTTGCTGATGTAGATCCAGCAATCGCAAACATTATCGCATTCAACCTTGCAGATTCTATTGATTCCGTAGCAATGACAACATTGCGTGGCGGTTCAAATGTAATCTACTCAGGTTCAACTGCAACTTCAACAGCAACAGTTACCGCTGCTGCTACATTATCATCTGCAAACCTACGCAAGGCTGTTGCTAAGTTACGTGCTGGTAAGGCCGTTGCTCGCAAGGGTAGCCTATACTGGTGTGGTATCCACCCAGAAGTTTCACACGATCTTCGTGCTGAGACAGGTTCAGCAGGATGGTTACTTCCTAACCAATACGGATCTGCACAAGATCGTATCTGGGCTGGAGAAATCGGAACATACGAAGGTGCATACTTCGTAGAGTCTCCACGTCTGTACAATGCTACTGACGGTGCTTCATCTGCTCGTGTTTATCGTACAATTCTTGCTGGACAGCAAGCATTGGCTGAGGCCGTAGCAGAAGAGCCACACGTAGTAATCGGACCAGTAGTTGACAAGTTAATGCGTCACCGCCCAATGGGTTGGTACGGCGTACTTGGCTTTGCACGCTACCGCGAAGAGGCACTATACAGAATCGAATCAGGTTCTTCAATCGCTTAGTTGATTGACGCTGTAGCAGGAGTAGAAATATTCCTGCTACGGAGTAAGTTCATTAAGGAGAACTATGGCAGACTACGTCTTTAAAACTCCCACAGTTCGTGAGGGTCCAGCAGGAAAGCATAGACTATTTTACTTTTATAAACTAGATAGAGGTATTAGTATTGCTAAGAGTGGTGGGGTATACTCACGAGTTCGCTATGTTCTTGATGAAACAATAGATGATTATCAGGAATTTTATCGTGGTGGATACAATTATATAGTTAATGATGCAACCAAAGCAGCACTTATTGCTGGTGGTGTAGGGATAACAGAAGCAAACTTTACAGCAGTATAGGGGACAAATGAAACACTGGGAACACCATCCAACTCCAGTAGATGGATGTTTTGGATGTAAAGGTTTAAGTCTTCAGATGAATACTGGAGATGCTAAACGAGATATTCCGGATAAGAAATGGAACTCTGAGTTACAGGCATATAGAGATGCTAGAGCACAGGGGATACAACCAGCAGGAACAACTATGCGTCACGTACAGGAAGCGCATAAAGCATCAGAGATT